ATTTATGAAGGTCTTCAGAACATGAAGTACGGTCATAAAGTGATGGAAATTGCCAAGGACGTTGGTATAGACAACAAAGTACAGAGATATTTGACTGGGGAAGTAAAACGCCTCATTCGAGATCTCAAAATTTAAGGAGTAAAGCATGCTAGATGCTATTAAACCATTGATAGATAGCGGCCTTATTAACGAGGATGTCAGTCAGGAACTCAACGAAGCTTGGGAATCCAAATTGACAGAAGCTCGTGAACAGGTTCGAGCAGAACTTCGCGAGGAGTTTGCTCAACGCTACGAACACGATAAAACAGTGATGGTAGAAGCCTTAGATAAAATGGTAACAGAAGGTCTGGCCGCAGAAGTTCAACAAGTACAAGCTGAAAAGCGTGCTCTTGCTGAAGATCGCGTCCGGTTCCAAGCAAAAATGACTGAGTCAGCAGGCAAGTTCAACAACTTCCTGATCACAAAGTTAGCTGAAGAACTAGGCGAGTTGCGCTCAGATCGTAAAATGCACACTGAAGGAATGCAAAAGCTAGAATCCTTTGTTGTACATTCATTGGCTCGTGAAATCACAGAATTTGCAGCAGACAAACGTGACTTGGCTGAAACCAAAGTCAAGTTGGTTCGCGAAGCACGTGGTAAGCTCGAAGCTTTGCAGTCACGTTTCATCAAAGAATCAGCTGCCAAGCTAGGTCAATCTGTTAGCCGTCATCTCAAGACTGAACTGAACCAATTGCACGAAGACATTAAAGTTGCTCGAGAGAACAATTTTGGTCGTCGTATTTTCGAAGCATATGCAGCTGAATTTGGAGCCACTCACCTGAATGAGAAAGCCGAAGTTCGCAAGTTGCAAGATGCAATTGAACATAAAGAAATGCAATTGGCCGAAGCCATCAAACTCACTCGTCAAGCCAGAACCTTGATCGAGTCCAAAGAACGTGAAATACGTATGATCAAAGAAAACCGTGAGCGTAACACGCTGATGGCAGACTTGCTTGCTCCTCTTAACCAAGAAAAGCAAGAGACCATGCGTAATTTACTCGAAAGTGTGCAAACAGCTCGTCTGAAGAACGCTTTTGAAAAGTATCTACCAGCTGTACTAGCTGAAGGCCGTCCAGCAAAAGCCCGTCAGGTGATTGCTGAAAGTGTTTCAGAAGTAACTGGTGATAAAACTGCCCGTAGCCCTGAAACAGATCGCAGCAATGTGATTGACATCAAGCGCCTGGCAGGGCTCTAAACATTAATTAAGGAGACTTAAATGTCACAACAACTATTAGAATCCCGCTGGGACGAAACCAAAGAGGCACTTCTTGAAGGCCTAAAAGGTAACCGTAAGACCAGCATGAGTGTTATTCTTGAAAACACTCGCAGATACTTGAAGGAAAACGCAACTTCTGGTTCCACAGGCAGTGGTAACATCGCCACATTGAACCGTGTGATTTTGCCCGTTATCCGACGTGTAATGCCAACCGTTATTGCTAACGAGTTGGTTGGTGTTCAGCCTATGACTGGTCCAGTTGGTCAAATCCACACTCTACGTGTGCGTTATGCCAACACAATGACCGATACTAGTGCTGCAGGAACAAGCACAGTAGCAGGTGAAGAAGCTCTAAGCCCATTCAAAATTGCTCAAGCTTACTCTAGTGCCACTACTGTGAGTGCTGGTGTTGTTAACGCAAGCCAAACAAACTACACTGGTGCTAACACAAGCGTGCTTGAAGGTTCCGGCGGTCGTCAGATCTCTGTGCAAATCTTGAAGCAAGCTGTTGAAGCCAAGACTCGCAAGTTGCAAGCACGTTGGACATTTGAAGCTGCTCAAGACGCACAAGCCATGCATGGTATTGACGTTGAAGCTGAAATCATGGCTGCTCTTGCACAAGAGATCACAGCTGAAATTGACCAAGAGATTCTCTTGAGCCTACGTAGCCTTGCTGCTACTGAGTTCACATACAACCAAGCTACTGTTTCAGGTACTGCTACATTCGTTGGTGACGAACACGCTGCTTTGGCTGTGTTGATCAACCGTGTTGCTAACTTGATCGCTCAACGCACACGTCGTGGCGCAGGTAACTATGCTGTTGTTTCTAGTGCTAGCTTGACAGTGTTGCAAAGTGCAACTACTAGTGCGTTTGCTCGTACAACAGAAGGCACATTCGAAGCTCCTACAAACACCAAGTTTGTGGGCACACTAAACGGCGCAATGCGTGTGTTTGTTGACAGCTATGCTGCTGACACAACACCTGTATTGGTTGGTTACAAAGGTAGTTCAGAAGCTGACGCTCCTGCTTTCTATTGCCCATACATTCCGTTGATGAGTTCTGGTGTTGTTCTTGATCCAACAACATTCGAACCAGTCGTGAGCTTCATGACTCGTTACGGGTACATAGAGCTCACCAACACTGCATCTTCTTTCGGTAATGCCGGAGATTATGTAGGGGAGATAGCCGTTTCTAATTTGTCATTCTCCTAATCAGAGATTGTTCAACAAGAACTCAAAAAAGCACCTTCGGGTGCTTTTTTGTTGACTTTTTCTTCTAAAAATGTTATACTAATTTAGTGAAATTGCTATGACAAACTAAATAACAATATGAAACCTTACACCTATCTAATCAAACATCGTCCTACTGGCAAAGTCTATTATGGATTTCGTTCTGCAAACAAAGTAGAACCACATGAAGATCTTTGGAAACACTACTTTACAAGCAGTCCGGGTGTTCAAAAACTGATAGAAGAAACTGGAGTAGATAGTTTTGATGTAGAAGTAAGAAAAACTTTTAATACCAAGGAACAAGCAGTTGCTTGGGAAACCCGAGTGTTAACCCGTTGTAAAGTGTTGCACAACGATCGGTGGCTTAACCAAAATGTAGCAGGCTATATTATTCCTACAGAAGAATCAAATAAGAAGATTAGTGACTATCACAAAGATAAACCCAAGAGTATAGAACATAAAGAAAAAATTAGACTAAGCAACCTTGGAAAAAACAAAGGAAAGATTGCAACAGTAGAACACCGTCAAAAAAACTCAATGGCACACAAGGGTGAAAAAAATGGTATGTACGGCAAAGGATGTACACCTGAACGAGCGGCCAAGATAGGAGCAGCCAACAAAGGAAAAGTTCCTATCAACAAAGGTGTACCAATGAGTGAAGAACAAAAGGCATTGATCCGTGCTACCAAAGCTGCTAACCCGGTTAAGATGAGTGCAGAATCAATAGCAAGACGGTCTGAAAAGATTAGAGGACAAACAAGACCCAAACTCTACTGTGAACACTGCAAACGAGACATTGCTCAGGGATGGTTCCACCGCCACGGTCTCAAATGTCAATCTCTACTAAATAACTGACAACAACCCCGGGATGGGAAGTTTCAATCAAGCACCCCCGGGTGCTTTTTTGTTGTGCTATTACTTTTGATATTTTTGAGTAAATACATCAACAAGGGAACATAGTCATGGCCGACAATAATTTAACAGCACCAGATCCGTACCAGTCTACTGGTACCACACCTGGTGTTTCTGCCACAGCAGCCGCAGCAGTGGATAATCCGTATTCGTCAACACCACTGCCACAACAAAATATTCCAATTCAAACATATGTAAACTCAAGTTCTGATCCATCTATTCCTGCAAGTGCAGCACCAGACCTGTACTCTCAAGACTTTGCACAAATTCCTGCAGTATACAGCCAGGCCAATGTGTACCTGACACAGGTACAAGAAAATATCACCCAACGCACCACAGTTGTGCAAGGTGGTGATTATGGAAATGCCAACGTCAGTGCATTTTTGACCACCAACACAGGCAACATCGCTGCTGGGTACTTCTTTGGTGATGGCAGTGAACTCACAGGCATCAGTGCTCTGGGCAACTTTATTGTTAATGGATCCAGCAGTGTTGACGTGATTGCGCCGGGCGGCAATGTGATTGTTAGTGCAGATGGTGCTGCATGGTCCTTTGGCGGAGACGGAAATCTAACATTACCAGGTAACACATCCGCTATCAACTATGCCAACGGTAACCGAATAACCGGCAATGTAACATTCAGAAACGAGATAGTGATAGGCACGGGCACAAGCAATCTCATCAGTGGATTGTATCTTGCACCCAGCAGTTCCAGCGCAGATGCCAATATGTACTTGCGAGTGCGGGGTAATATCAATGACGAACCCACTCACATACATTTTGACACCGGCAACAATTCTTACTACAATCAGTTCATTGGCGATGACAACAAATATATACAACTGGCCAACACCGGCAATATTGTTATCAACAGCAACAATAATGTTGGTAACTCTGCACAGTGGAATTTTGATTACAATGGTATATTGACATTGCCCGGTAACAGTAGAGTTGCTCCAGTAGGAGCTAACATTGAGCTACAAGCCGCTGCTGGCGGTTACGCAGAAATAGTAACTTCTGATGGCAACAATTATGTAGCGGTCACCACTAGCGGTGCAGAGATTGTTACCAGTGGGGCTTACATCTGGGCCTTTAATAATGCGGGCAATCTAACATTACCCGGCAATACTTTTGCAGTAAACTATGCCAATGGCAGTCCTGTGGTTATTTCAGGCGGTGCTGCTGGATTGCCCTTGGCTAATGGCAACAGCATTATCAACATAGCCACCAGTGACGGTAATGTCACAATACAATCAGCCAGTGCCAGCAGTGTATGGACCTTTGGCACAACTGGTAATTTAACATTACCCGGTAATAGTAAAATTGGTTCTTATGCTGGTGGCGGTGTTGATTTAATAGCAGGGCCTGGCGGTTATGCAGAATTGGGCAGTAATGATGAACTCAATTGGATGTGGGTCGATAACACAGGTGCTTATGTCTCTACCAACGGCTCAGAACAATGGTCTTTTGGATTAAATCATAAAATAACATTGCCCAATGGTGCTTTACTCAACGACACCTCAGGTGACAGTGTGGCGTTTGGGCAAAATGCTGGATTGACCAGTCAAGCCCAACACGCTGTGGCCA